TACTCGAAGGCGTACTTCCTTGTACTTCCTCGATAGTCGAGGATCACCCTTCTTTGTACTCATTGCCATCCTTTAGTCTTGAGATGATGTAAAGCCTTACAATAGTCAGGCTCATCATACTCTGTAATTCCATACCTATGTTGTACATACTTCCAATAAAAGTAGAACTGATAATCATATGGTGCATCTATCAGCTTGGTATTGCGTATCTGGTAGTACCCATGATGTGAGCCATTGCGAGCATTAGCTCTAAATGATGATTCTCTAAACACTATCTCTTGATGGCATTTATATTGCTTATCTGTAAGTTGATAATCAGCTAATGAATGTAAATCGTAATAACGATCTATTGAGCCTACTCCTACTGCTGTACTCTGCATAGACAGAGCTATCCCAATAACGGCGGCTACCCAGCGAGCTTTCCGCAAGCGGCTCGCTGTGAGCCTTTGAGAGGCTCTAGCCGTAAGAGTACCAGAAGGACAAAGCACATTCGCATAAGTGCTGGTCAGAACGGCGTGGCGTAAGTTACTTATCAGTAGAGTAAAAGCCCGAACCCTTGAAATGGACTGCTGGAACACTTGAGTACACCTTTCGCATGGTCTCACCACAGAACGGACAATCTAGATCGTGTGGCTCTGATATGGATAGCTCTTTGTCATAGCGGGCATTAGCCTCGCACTTCTCGTTATTGCACTCGAACTCGTATATAGGCATTACTTACACGTCCTGCATGGCACATCAACCAACTTCCACGATCCGCATTGTGCGCATCTTTCAGGCTCAAGTTTATCAGTATCCGTCTGAATATCGCCGTAACCTGCTTTTAGCAATAACTCAACCAGCTCACCAAAAGGCATAAAGGCTAGATACGAAGCCGCATCTTCTCCTTGACCATTACACCTCAACACCACGAACCCTAAGGAGTTTCCTTGAGTGCGCTTGGCTTGCTGTTTGAGCCATGCTAAGGGCTGGAATCCTGTGCGGCTCTTAACCTCACAGTCAAAAGGCACTCCGTATATGTCCTTCCCAGCACCTCTACCAACGCTAGCGTTCTCCCACCAAGTCTGTAGATAGGAGCTGACTACTCTCTCGGTGCGATAGCCTCGGTATTTCCTGCTTTGTGACATGGATTAGGTCATGCCTTTCCAGCAGAATTAACTGTGCCGCATTTGTCGCACTTCCACTCGTTCTGCAACGCCCTCTGTTTAATCTGTTGAACTGTTGGTGGGGTATTACATAACTGGCAAATAATGGCAAAGCCTAACTTTTGTAGATCATAGGCTGCTGCCTGTGCAGCTTGTAACTGCTCATCTGTAGGAAATTGCTCCCATTCATCATCCATATTGCGGAAGAATAATTTACCCATTACGAGTCACGCCTTCCCCATTTGCCATCTGGCTTAATCTCGTACCAGATAGGTTCACACTTGTCATCTGCCCCTGCTGATGTACCGCTAGTTACTTGAGCAATGCAGCGCCAATGACCCCAGTCACGCCCCGCCTTGGTCTTGCCAGTCTTCCATATTCGAGCCCCATGACGGCAACTCTCGTCTGGCGTTGTTCCCCCAAGTACCTGCTGCACCATCTCGACTGCTTGTTCCATAGTCTGTACTGGGGCTGTGTCTCGTATCGTCCATGGATCATCTTCCTTTGCTACTGGAACATACTCCTTTGAGGTTTGAGCCATCTTAGCCTTGACCTCTGCAACTACATTCTGTGTCTTTGCTACTTCTTCCATGCTTTCCCGCGTAGCGGTCTTGGTCGAGCCTTTGAGTAGGATAATCGCCCTGCCAAGAGCTGACGTGGCTGTATCTTCGCAGTAGTAGCGAGCCATATTGCGGTTGTATAAGTCTCTTGCGCCAAAGGCTATGTTGGATACTGCTGGGGTTGTGTCTGCGCTGTCTCTGTAGATTTCAGCTCTAACTCGGATGTAACCATTCACAGGATCATGGAACTCTGTGACTAGGTTAGAGCGACCCATCGGATAGTTCTCAATAAACCAGCGATTAAGTGTTGCAACATCTTCGTAATCTTCTAGATTAAACATTAGTCAAGTTCCTCTCGTAAGGCGAGTTCTCCCGCAATAGCTCCGTAACCAAGCAAATCGAGCCAATGGTCGAGCAGGTATGGGCTCTCTTGTGTTCTGCTAATCTTGACGAGCTGCATGATGACTGCGACTTGATAGTCGTGTATCGGAGTTTCAAGATATGCAGATAAGAGCATTGCGGTTCTGCGCATATTGTCTTTAGTGTCACCATGAGTATGGTTGCGGACGCTGATTGTGTCGCTGGCGGATGCAAGGAGTTCATCAGCTCTCATCGCCCGACCCGCTCTAGTGACTCGTAATAGCGGCGAACTGCTCTGCGCCCCTTAACGTAGCCATCGTGGTATCCAGAGTAGCGACCTATAGCAAACGATCCGACTGCTACGCCTAGAATGATTAACTGTAATACTGTCATCTTTAGCCCTTCTGCTCCGTATCTCGGAGACAGCAGAAGTATTACATCAGATGGATGCGACAGCCCCCAGATTTAGATAACAAACGTATAACGATTTCAGCAGGATTCTCATCCTCAAAGACTGGACTAGCGAACCCTTCCATAGACCTTGCCCTGCACAATAAACGTGCCGTTCTTCTCGATGTTAATTATGTCCACTTGGACGTTAGAACCCTTGACGTACATGATGGCAAAAGCTTGCTGCCAATTCGCCGTTCCCTTGGTGTATGAGGCTTGTCTAAAATCCATCAGGTTTCCTACCTCAACCCCATGTAAAACACGCCCTAAACGCCCTCCAGAGGCTTCTGTGAAGGCGCTACGCCCTGCCCTATGGGTATGACCAGAGATAACGTTCTTCCCATGCCTACGAGCTGCCTCAAGGGCTGATAGCCCGCCTAGCTGCTTGATGGGTGTGTGGTCTCCATGTACTGCTATCCAGTTGGGTGCAATAGCCATTGGGTTCTTATGGAAGGTAATGCCTAGCTCATCGAACTTCATGAACTTCTCGAAGCGCAGCTCTGGCAAGGATAGGAATGATGGAATCTTCTTCATAATGATGTTGTAAAGGCGGTCTGTGTGGTTAGACCTAATGCAGTCTGTGACCCCTAGTTCCCAGAGTAGCTCTACGCATCGGTCACGATCATCGCCAAGGCTCTGCTCGTAGGCTTGAGGTGTGCCTTCTGACCACTTGCTTATGGTCTGGAAGTCAATCTCATCACCGATGGTGACAGTCTGGTCTGGCTTAAAGGTTTGTAAGAACTTAGCGATGTTGCACGTGACATGCACGTCCTCGAAAGGCACTTGCAGGTCTGACAGTATTACGATTCGCTTAATCGTCATCCTCATCTTCGTAGGGGATATTGTCTATTCGATTAGGCAAGGCTGGAAGTATCCAATCAGGATAAGCATCACGTTCCATAATGATTCCCAAAGCAATATCAACGCCGAACCCTGCTCTGCGCAGACTTGAGTACATCTCATGCAGACTGATAGCCCACGCGTCTAGCGCGTTGTAAGTGTCTAGGTCTATGACCTTTTTCTTAGCCATAGGTAAAGTGTTACTTACCTAACAACTCAATTATGGTTTCGACACGCGCTTCAAGGCGATTGACCTGATCCTTGATAGATGAGCCGCCGTTGGGCTTTAACTCTGCTAGGTAATGTTTAATCATGAACTGCGTGTAAGCAGCCAAGCCGCCAAGGACTGTAACAATAGCCACAGCCCAAGCTGCGAGGTCTGCTGCGCTCATTTCTTAGGAGTTGCGTATCCGAATACGCCCGCTAGGACAGCCCAAAGGACAGAGCGATAATCGAGTGCAAAGTTAGATGCACCCCACGCTGCTAGGAAAGCACCTGCTGTTAGGATTGCTGGGTTCTTCATGTTCATAGAGTTCCACCGATCATAGGGATGTTATTAAAGAACGAGCCATCGAGATCACCCTTGCTCGTAAAGCTGATATGAAGATGAGACTTGTGGCTATTGCTTCCAGTATATTTTCGCCAAGCCCAGCGCCTCTTGGAAGATGCAATTCGTCCATCGAATATAATGTATTTAATTCGTAAATCTCCAGACTTCGCACAGAGTCGAATCTGGTCAGCAAGGTATGGCATGAGGTCGGGCTTAGACTTTCCACAGAGATCGCGGTCAAGGTCAATGGCTCGAACAACTGATTTAGCACCTTTATCTGGGTTATGATCAGACTTAAGATGTGAATGTCGAGCATCACCAATCCACCCGTCCGAGGTTCTATCTCGATCTGGGTACGAATCATCGAGCTGCTCCCTTAGTTGCTGCCCTGCCTTGCATAGCCATGGGTTCATGCGAGTAGGAGCAAAGCTTCTTCTTCTGTAATACCCAAGCGTTGCAATAGAGCTGATTTAGCGGCTGCCTTATCAGCAGCAGCAGTTACTTCAGCAGCTTTAATCTTGTCAATTTCAGCATTTATAGCAGCCTGTGTAGGCGCAGCACCTTCTAGGACATCCCACTCAATAGTCGAGTAATCATCGTTAGCAAGATGAAACTCGCTATTTGGCTTTAATGACTGAATTGCTTCTACTAGATAGTTTCTCATTATGCACCAATTTCCATCAAGATGATTGAACTTTTTTCGCTATTGAATTGCCATTGAACTTGACGTGAGTTTGCGGTTGAGTTCATAGCAGATTGCATTTTGTAAGTTGTGGATGATGTTGTTGCTGGGGAATCAACGTAAGAAAGGTTATATCGCATAATGTCTGAATATGCGCTGTTTCCTGTGTTTTCCATGTATAGAGCGGTGTGAGTATCTAGGGTAGTTGCACCACGCACAAGGCGAGCATTTGCATAACCTGTGTTTGTTGTGGAGCTAGATAACCAGATTGGTGCAGATACGATAACTAGAATCTTACTTGTGGATAATGTTGGCGTGATGGTTGCGGTAATTGTGGTGTCTGTGTAGCTTGTAGATGCGATGGTGGTTTGAGTTGTGGTAGTTGCATCAACAACCTGAAGAATCTTCCCACCGCCACCTGCTGCTGTAGCCCACTTGAGACCAGTTGCAGCAGTTGAATCTGCTGTGAGAACCTGTCCGTTTGTGCCTACGCCAAGGCGAGCATCTGTAGTCGAGTAAGTGTACAAGTCACCCTTTGTAGTAAGAGGGCTGGTTGAGCCGCCAATGGAGACCCATGCTGATCCTGAATAATACTGGGTTGCATTAGTGTCCTTAAGGTAGGAAATCATGCCTTCCTGTGGACTTGTGATAGCAGAAGTGCGGGCTGCCGCATCTGCAAATACCATTACTACCTGTGAGGCTAGGTAGCCGTTGGCTTGGGCAGCCGTAAGCACGTCTCCTGTATTAAACTCAATAAAGCCTAGTCCTGCTGCCATTTTTCTCCTAGTAACTCAATATAGATGTGCCGATTATACCAAATAAGCTGCTGCCGATGATGAAGCCATCCGCAATAGGTTCAAGCGTTGTTACTGTTGCTGTCATGCGGTTTGGGGTGATGTCCCACTTTAGTCCTTGAACCTGCAAAGTCTTTACAATGCTCGACCCATCGGGCTGGACATTGGTTATCTCTACATTGTCAAAGAACTCAAGCTCAATCATGGTGTCTGTTGGTACTGCTGTATCCAGCAAATCGACCACCATGGAGTCGATTCTGATAGAAGTTTCTTTCCTAGTGACCAAGTATTCACGCGCCACGTTTAGCACAATATCGTCTGTTTCTGCCACAAGGTCAGGACGATTGAGGCTGTGAGGGAAGTATTTTGCGATGGAATCGTTATCAAACACTTCCTGCGTTACACCCCCGCCATAACGAGTGAAGGTCAAATCATTCAAAATAAGTTTATCGTCAAACGCAAACTGAAGGTTTTTATATGGGATACCTGTGGTTTGGTTGAACTGAATGGCAGTTGTGCCGATTGACTGGACTACCTCGGTGCGGTTCTTATAGATAGCAGTACCTTCTGCATCCATATAGAAAGCGCCCATGCCCTCGGAGAACTCTGCGTTCTTCATGGCTTCTAGGCTTGTGCGGGCTGTAGCAGGATCAGCAATACAGGTGCTAAGCCCTGTCGAAATCTGCCTCATCGAAGAAGGGAACTCGATGTAGTCCAGAATCTTGCCTATGCGTGTGCCTGTGTCCTGCCCTGCTGCTGTGTCTGGAATGGTCTGCACGTTAGCCATGTTGAATAGGCGAAAGGCATCTGTAGCAATGATATCCACATAGCCAGTCTCTTGCCCCTGTGGGTAGGTGTACTTGTAGTCCTGCACATAACCGCTGAAGAGCCATGAGCTTGTGGTGGCAGTTGTAGCAGATACACGAATCTTGCGAAGAGGCGCTAACTTGCCAAAGTAAGGCGATGCTGTGTTCTGTGGATTGAAGTCAGAGTTAGGGTCTAATACTCGGATTGTGGCGTTGCCAGCCTCGTAGGTATCGCGCATGATGTTGCGCCCCCTGTTGATGGATATTTGATAAACGTTAGGAGTTAAATCAACTACAGGAATGACTGTGGTGTCAGAACCGAATCGGCTGACACCAATAACTCCGTAAGTTGGGTCTCCTACAATAAATCCGAGCCCAAAGGTCGCTCCGCTTGAGAAATCGAAGGATACGTTTATGGTTGCTGGAAGTGACATTACCAGCCGCCGATTCTGCGTTCTACGTTAGCGGATGAGCCAGAGAGTGCAGCTACGTTGAGCCCGCCACGAATCTCGTCAATAAGGTTCTGGGAAGTCGTTACTGAACCAGCGACATTGACTACGACTGTCGAGCCTCCTGCACCTGCGCCTCTAGGATCAACAAATACATTTGTATTTAGTGGGTTGCCTTGTCCGTAAGTAAAGTTGCCAGTTGGTACTGTGTATTGAAAGTTGGCTGTTTGGAATTGCATTTTTGCAATACGAGCAGCTTGTGATTCAACATCATCAAGGAAAGACTTCCAAGCATCAAAAGGATTTTTAGCTGATGGAAGGTTAGTTAAAAACTTAGCTAATTCTTGTCCAAGACCTTGTGAAATTGCTAGTTCTTTTCCTAGCTTCTCGACTTCTGAAACGTTTTCTGTAGCAAGAGCCAACTGCAACTCTAAGCGCAAACGATCTTCTTTAGAGATATTGCCCTTAAGCGCTGCAATAATCCCAATCTGGGTCTGGTCAAAAAGAGTGCCAGCCCTTTTAAGGGTGTTTTGCTTTTTAAGTTCTTTCGTTTGTTTTTCTTGTTCCTTACGGATTTGCTCGGCGCGCTTGCGGGCTGCTGCCTCTGCTGCGCGTTGGGCTGCTAGTTGAGCTGAACTCTGTGGAATATTAACGCCATCCCATGCCTTCATATAGTCGCGGCGCATACGGCGGTTGAACTCTTCTACTTGAGCATCTTGAATGTTCTTTTGGATAGTGTTAAGAGAACTGTTACGAATAGCGTTTAGGATTCTTACGCCTTCTGTGATTCTATCTAAGAATCCAACTGTTTTATCTGTCAAGGTGTTAATCTTGCCAATTAGTTGGTCTATGTTAGATGAGCCAGTAAAAGCCATACCAAAGTCTATGATTGCTCCACCAAGGCGCTCCTGCGCTGTACCTGCTGCTTCTGTTAGGATTTGCATCTTGCCAGCGTAGGTGTCTAAATAGGCTGCATTAGCCCCAGAGAACTGTGCGTTTAGGCGCTCCTGTACCTTTGTAAAAGTAACTGTCTTAAGTTCTGCTTGTGTGAGCCCTAAATTGTACTTGCGAAGGCTTCGTGTGTTGCCAAGGTAGGCATTTGAGATGTCCTGTGTGACTCCGATTAACTCGACCCCGCTACCCGCAGACACGTCCAAGCTAAGCCGCAATAACTCTAAGCTCTTGTTCACCGATCCTGTAGTGGTCAATAATGATTGGAAGGCTTGTGCGAGTGGTTCTCCAGCAATACCTGTGGCTGCTGAAATCTTATCTAAGTTGCTCTGGATTTCTGCTTGAGCAAAAGACAGACCTAAGTTCTTTACAGAATTGGCTAGTTTGGTATTAGCCTTTTCAGCCTCGATAAATGCTTGGACTGACTTTCTGCCAAATTGAACAAAAGCTGCTGCGCTAAGAGTTAAGCCTAAAGTTTTGCCAAGACCCTTGACTGTTTTCTCAAAACTCTTGACTTGCTTATCTGCCTTGAGTAAGCCTGTCGAATCCATCGTGGTAGCAATACGGATTGCTAGGTCTGTCATTGACATGTATTACCCCTTTGACCTAAAATCGACTTCGCCGCGTGCATTAACCTTTTTAACAACCTGCATGTTTGCAGCTTGGATGGCTTTGACAACGGCTGCTGTAGTCTTGCCTTGATCGTTAGCCCATGCTCTAAATATCAACCGACCTTTAGTTTTGCGTGTTCTACGACCTGCGCTGTTTGATTGCTGCGAATCAACCAATGGCGGTAAAGCGTTAATGAACTGCCTACCAGCATTAGGGTTAGCAGACTTATTGACACCCTTGCCTGACTCCCAGACTTGTCCAAGTTCACCCTTACCAAAAGCCCCGCCTGTCCATCCCGCTACTCGGCGAGCTGGTGGATTGCCTAAAGCGTTCAAGCGTCCTGCGGTTTCATAGATAGCACCTGCCGCGGACTTGTTGTAAATGCTTGCAAGGCTTCTAAAGCCTCGCTTATTAGGTTTGCTTGGTGATGTCGAATAACCAATGCCGCGCTTAATATCGCTGGCATTAAAGGCTCGATATTCCCAAATACCTACTGGTTTAGACCAGCCCGATAATGGCGATGTGCTAGGAACAAACCCACGCGCTTCGCTGGTTACTTTGCGAAGATGACCAGCGATTTCTTTCTGGGTTTCCTTGGCTAATTCTGGAGTGTACTCTCTCATGGCTTTACGAAGTGCTACGCCGTTTTCCAGTTCTACTGGCATCGCTTCGCTCCTTCGCTATATCGTTTAATACCTGTATATGAGCCTTGAAAGCCATCGGAGGAAGTTCCACGATGGTTTGGAAAGGAACTCCAAACTCATAACTCATTCGAGTCGCGAGATAGGTGATGGAGTTCTTTTCCAGCCTTAGTCCAAAGGGTCAGACTCTAAGACCTCAACTGACTTGAGAGTCTCAAGGAATTGTTCCCCGAAAGGCTTGACTGTTTCACCCGAACGTCTAATTGCTTCCCAGCAGAGCCAGTACACGTCTGACTGCTTCTGATCTTCAATCAGGGCTTTGTGAAAGCCCTTCTTGGCGTAGTTCTCAAAGCTGTACTCTAGAAGCGGAGTAATTTCATACTCGCTTACCTGTCCGTCAGCCCTTGTCACTTTAAGTTTTGCCATAGCCCTTATCTCCTTCTTACGCTGTTGTAATTGCGATTGTACCTGATACGTTCCAAGTTACAGACTGTGTTGAAATGTCTCCAACTGCTCCGTTGATAGGAGTCGTGTTATTGACAAGGCAGGTCATAGTGTAAAGCGGGTTTGTCGCAGATACGACTGCGTTTGTCTGCTTTGCTGTAACTGTGACGTTGTTGCCCCATACTGAAGATGAGTTCAATGTCTGAAGTGTCTTGGCTGTTGCCTCGTCATTGAAGAAGTCGATTGTGATGCTTGAAGCTTCCAAGCCTTTTGTGTAACGTCTTCCAGAATCGCCCATCGCACTGATGTCCAATTCTTCGAATGATCGGTTGATGGTAACTGATGAAACCAGAGTTGAGAGATCTACCGCATTAACAGTAAGAACTACTCCATTGCTTAAATATACTGCCATTTAGGTTATTCCTCTTCCTTCTTAGTTGTTGTCTTTGGTTCTGGCTTAGAAGCAACCTGACCGATTTTAATCAGGAAGGCTTCGTTCTCTTTTTCCCATTGTGCTAAATCGGTCATGATTTAACTCCATTCCGTTAAGGTGCTGATTGCAATATCGCAAGCCAGC